GATTCCTTCTTTTAATACAAAGAATTCGTTGTTTTTAACATCAAAATCTTTACGTAAAGTCAAAATAGCATTATGAGCATTCATATCATATATTTCACCAACATATCCCAATGATTTGTTGAGCACTTCTACTTCATTTGTTGGCAAGAATAATGAAAAGTAATTATGTAGATTATAATCATGTTTATTAACTTTTATTTTTTTATTTATTGCATAATCCCATAATTTATCTAGGCTATTATAACTTGATTTATAATAAGCCAATAGCTCTTTTTCTTTCATCAGTTGGCCATTAAGATAGTATCTCTTATCCTTATTAATATCAATTATTTGGTCTTCTAATTTAAAATCTTTAATTAGTTTCATAACATATTTGTGCTTTTTTCCTAACCTTCCTGCTCCAACAGAATAGTTGAATCCCTTATTGCTATACGTATAAACACGGCCTCCTATACGATTATTCTTTTCATATATTACTATATCATCCGGATTAACATTTTTAATAGTAATCAATTTATAAGCTAGATATAATCCCGTTATTCCAGATCCGATAATAACATGTTTCATAGCTTCTAAAAAAAGAGTACATAATTATGTAAAAAGTTAAAATTATAAAAAGTTTATAAAATCATTAGAAAAATAAGATTATGTACTCATTTCTTCGATTTTAAGACCACGTGAATAATTTACTAATGATATACCAGAAAATATTAGTACAAATCCCATCGCTTCTAATAATGTCAATGATTCATTTAATACTAAATATCCTAATGTCAAAGTAACTATCGGATATAAAGATGTTAATAAAGTAGCAATTGCTACCTTTTTATCATTGTTAATCGCGTATAAATACCCATAATTTGCCATTAATAATAATGAAGTAGCAACAATAATAACTAAAATTATATATTTATTATTCATAATTGTTGCACAATCTTTAATAAAACCACCATTGCCTCTATTCAAAACAATACCTAATAATATTAAGAAATGTATAAATGAAGCAAATAACATAAGTGTTAGAATGTCAATATATTGAAGTATATATTTTTCAAATATTGGTGCTATACCCCAAATCAAATTAACTATGAAATAATATATATATAACATCTCTAATTATTAAAAATGTATTTTAAAAGTATAGTTTATGTTATTTAGATTTATTGGTGGCACTAATTATATTGCTATTTCTAAATTTATTCATAAAATGTATGACAAATCTAT